CCTTTGCTTATGGTGACCCCGCCTAAATTATCGAGGTGCAGCAGATCCGCCAAGGCGGGTGTTCGCTGTGCGTGCGTTCTGAGGTGGTGCTGGGGGTCCGAATGTGCCTCAGTGGGTTGAAGTTCCCGGTCTGCCGGAGTGATGCCAGAAAGGGTCATAAGCTGACGCCTGAAGCCGGCGGCTAGGGGGGTGATATGGCGAGGGGAAGGCATAAGCAGGGAGCGGCGACGTACGAGCTTTGGGCGCGCTGGTGTGAGTCCGGCGGGGCAATTAGCGCGGGCCGCTCGATGCTGGCCAAGCTGATCGACAACAAGGGCGAACTCTTCTTTGGCGGTGCTGCTGGCTCAGTCGAGCCGGCAGACTGCATAGAGGCGCGAATTGAGTCCTGTGTAGTGGCTTTGGCTGCGTCTAGCCCCATGTGTGCCGACGTCTTGCGGTTGGAATATGACGCCGGTTGGTGGCGGGTTACCGAGCGGCGCGGCATCAAGGGCTATGACCCGCGTGGGGTGGGCCAGTTCGAAAAGGCCGCGGCGCTCGGGATCAGTTTTGCCACCTATAAGCGGCGCCTTTCTGAGGCGCGCGACACCATCGAAAATCAGTTGGGGCCACGATGAACTTCCATCCTCTTTTTGCCGGGTTTCATGGGGTTGACCCCTATGCCGTAGGGGCTGCCCTGGGCTTTGCCATCCATGTCGAGGCGGCGCGGGGCGTCTTGCCTGCTGCGCTCAATCCTGTGCAGCGATCGCGCATGGATCACGGCGGCGATCTGGTCGGTTTCCAGTACGCCGGCGGCTGGCAGGCGCCCGGCGCGCATTGCCTGATGTTCGCCAAGCCGCTGACCCCTGTGGCCGCGAAGTTGTGGCAGGCCGGTCTGCCCGAATAACCCGTTACGGCTGACGCGCAAGGCGTCGGCTCTGCTGCTCCCGATTCAATCCATCCATTCCCGGGCATTGCTGCGCCTTTGGCCTTGCTTTGCCTGAAGAAAGACAACGCCGCCCGCCGGCACGGCCGTGGGCACCATTGAGGCCTGCGCCATGGCAACACTCACGCTTCCTATCTCTGACGCGGTGATCAAGCGGCACGCCGAAGATCCGAACGTTCTGGAGTTGAACGACCCCCGACACCCGCTGCGCTTTCGTTACCGTAACGATCGCACTAAAGGCAGTTGGCATCTGGTGCGGTATGACAAGGGGGGCAAGTGGCGTAAGGCCGCTAACTGGCCCGACGTGCCGGCCCGCCTGATGATCGACAGCGTGCCCGAGGTGCTGGCCCGGCTGATGACTGACCCGAAGGCGGTGGCCACTGTTGATGGCTGGGAACGTGTTGGCCAGGTGCTGGACTGGTACGTCGAGCGACTGAAGGCGGACCGGGCGTTATCCAGTGAGCGCCGGGCGTCCTCGATGTCGGCGATCACTCGCCAGTTGCTGCCCGCCCTGGGCGACTTGGCGCTGTGCAAACTCAATCCCGACACCCTCGATCGCCATTTGATTTGGCACATGCAGGCCGAATACAGCCTTGGCTACGTCAAATCGACCTTGGACGTGCTGAAAGTGGTGTTTGGTCGCGCGCTGACCCTGAAGAAGATCACCGTCAACCCTATGGCCGGGGTGACCTTCGGCAACTTCACCAAGGCGAAGATCCGGCCCAAGGGCGCGCGGTTGCGTCACGTCGACGTCGTGGATCTGCTGGCTGCATGGGCTGAGGCGTTTGCGTCCGATCCGGCCGGGGTGACGCTGATGGTGTTGATGCTGACCCATGCCACGCGCATCACCGAAACCCGCTTGATCAAATGGAAAAACATCCACCTTGAAGCGGGGGAGTGGTTCATTCCGGCCGCTGACACCAAATCAAAGCGCGACCATGTATTGCCGCTGACCCCGCAAGCCGTGGCCTTTCTGGAGCGCTATCGAGACACCCAAAAGGCGAGGGGGTACAGCGGGGCGTATGTGTTCCCGTCGACCACGCGTACCGGACGGCCGATGTCGCGCAGTCAGGCCTTTGCCGTGTTCACCCGTTACGGCGCCGGCGAATGGACCAGTCACGACCTGCGCAAACTCGCGCCTTCTATATGGGCAAACCTTGGCGTGGATCCGCTGATTGCCAAGCTGCTGCTGAACCATGCGACCAGTGATCTGGAACGAACCTACTTCCAAGCCTTGGGCGAACAGGTCAAGCGCAACGCCCTGGAGCGGTGGCACGCATGGCTCGATGCGCAGGGTTTTGACGCGTTGCAGGACAAGACAGGAGCAAGACGCGCGGTTAAGCCGATCGCCGTAGACCCCTCGGGCTGGCTGGCCTGAGCCGTACAACCCAAATTAATCATATAAGAGGATTTTAAAGATGACCGAAGCCCGGAGGATTGACCCGGATCTGCAAGACCGCGCGGCGGACGCTTTGGAGGTCGGTGGTCTTGTGACGTGTCACAGCGCCGAAGAAATGAGGCGAGAGGCGGCCGCGACTCGCAAGGCTGAGCAGCGAGACCGCGACGCGGCGGCCGGGGTTGTGGAGTTGCGCGCCAGAATCGGGCCGGCCGAGGCGGCACAATTGGCTGAAGCCCTTATATTCCGGGCCTCTGGAGCCGAGCCGTATACCGCAACCGAATACGTTTTGACGCTGATCCGGCGTGACGCGGATTTGATCAAACAGCAGCGCGAAGTTGTGGAAAGCAAAATCTGCGCACACTGCCGAAAGCCCATGCCACGGGGCTGCGGCGGGGTTTGGGCGGGTGAGTTGCCCTGCGTTTTGCCGCAACTTGAACGGGCGTTGTGGCTCTGATGGGATGTCAAAAATCGCAGGGTTGACAGGGTCGAGTTAAAACAGGATTACTGTTTTTTACAGGTAGCGTGTTTACAGGCGTGAGCTTTTCCCCTACTCTTTGCTCCATCGTGGTGTTTTTGCGCACACGGCGACCCATCTGCTGACATCCCTTTAGCCCCCGGCCCACACAGGCCGGGGGTTTTTTTATGCCTATTCCCCGTGATTCGGGAGAAAAAACGAGATGCCGAACATGCCCCCAGAAAAAGACCCGACTTTCTGGGTCATTGTTGCCGCTGCACTCAAGGATCACGGCTTGGCCGGCTTGCTGGCCTTCGTCCTGAGTTATCTGCGGATTCTCTACGAAGCCAAAGAACCGCGCTGGGATCGCCAGTTGCTGGAGGCCGCGCTGGGCGGCGTTCTGGTGTTCCTGGTCGGTATCGGCGCTGAGAAAGCCGGGTTGGGTGGTGGCTGGTCTTATGGCGTCGGTGGCGTGGTCGGTGTCCTCGGCGTTGAGCAGGTGCGCCTGTTCGCCCGGCGCTGGGCTGAGCGCAAGGCGGAGACGCTGTTGTGAGGCGCCGGCCGCTGGTGACGTTGATGATTGTCCTGCTGGCTTACGCCTTGTCGGGGCATTTTGAGTGTCGAGAGTCGGCCGCCTGTGACGTGCCGGCCGTTACGCATAACGAGGTGATTTATGGGTAAGAAGAAATTTCAGGTTTTCTTTGATGGCGAGCCGCCGCAAACCATCTTCGCGGATCGGCACGTTGTGCGGAGCGGCCAAGGTGCGTCGTTCTTCACTGAGGTCAGGGCCGGCGAAGGTGCGACCGAGTTGGTCGCGGAATTTCCCAAGGTTCGCGGAGTGGTGCAGGACGTGCTTTACGTTCCGCCGGCGTCTGAGTTGATTGATTTGCCCGAGGCTGCGGTGGGTGTTTCTTCGTTGCGCCGCTTTGCTTCGCCGCTTGTGGAGGCGATCGAGGCGGTGGCCTTGCTGGTTGCGGATCTGGAGCAGATGCCGGTGGCAGGGCCAAAGCACCTCACGGTTCACGGCCGTATGGCAGCGCATCTGGATCTGTTGCTGGCTGAACAGGCTAGTGCGCTCTGTCGCCCGATCGCCTCGGCGCCGACGTATGCGCCTTAAATCACCGCCACCGGTGCCGCCGCCAATGCGGACGGGCTTATATCAATCGAATTGGCTGGGTGTGCTGCTGCAAGTGTTGCTGCCAATGCTGATTGGTGCCGCTTGTGCGCTACGCATGGTCGGTTATTGGCATTAGGGTAAGGGGGCTGAATGTTCAAGGTCGGTTTCGAATTGGATTCAGCCACTGCCCTGTTGCAGTTGGACGACACTCTGCGGCGACAGATTCCGTTCGCCCAGGTGCTGACGGCGACCCGGCTTGCTCAGCGGGTCAAGAAGGGCATGTTGCCGGTGATGAAGGCGCGACTTGATCGGCCAACCCCGACCACGCTGAACAGTCTGTTTGTGAAGGCGGCCACCAAGGCGAAAGCCGCTGAGGTCTATTTCAAGGACTCATGGGCGTCTGGCATTCCTGCTGACGTCTATCTGCAACAAGCGGTCAATGGCGGCCTGCGACCTCACAAGCGTTTCGAGAAAGCGCTGATTGCTCGCGGCGTCATGCAGGCCAACGAGTACGCGGTGCCCACTGCGCCGTTCATGAACCAATACGGCAACGTGTCGCGCGGCACCATGACCAAGATCCTGTCGGGCTTGGGCGCTGCGTCCTTGCGTGCTGGGTATCAGGCCAACGCCACGAATAGCCGGCGAAGCAAGGCCAAGGGCAACGCCCATCGCTACTTCTCTGCTGACATTGACGGTACGCGCGGCGTGTGGGAGCGCGTATCGATGGGCATGGGTGATGCAGTTCGACCGGTCTTTGTCTTCAGTGCCTCGGCCCCGCGTTACCGCACCATTTTCCCGTTCTTCAAGATCGGCGAGAACATCGTGAAAGCGAACCACGCGGCCGAGTTTGCCCAGGCATTCGCCGAGGCGCAGGCGTCGGCCCGCTGATCAGGCGTCGAGGGTGCGAAATGTCGAAAAAAGTCCGCTTTTCGTGCGGTTTTCGCTTGACAGGCGGCCCCCGGTCGATTTCCGAAAGGTACTCCCGGACCCCTCCCCCATTGGGGGTAATTCGGGCCCCGCTGCTTCGCTACATATGACCCATTTTTGAATTGAGGTTGTTGTTTCAATCATGACGACGAAGTCCATTGCTCAGCAGCCGGGGTGGCTGAACAAGTCGCGCATGGCGGCGAGCCTCGGAATTTCCGTGCAGGCCTTTGATAAATGGAAGGTTGACCCGGTTCAACGGATCGGCCGCGAGGCGTTCTATGACGCCAAATCGGTGTTGGCCAATCGCCTCAAACATCAGGGCGCAAAAGATCAACCTACGGACGATGACGGCAATCCGATCGATCCGCTCATTGAGTACAAACAGGCGCAACAGAAATTGCGCCTGACAACCGAGCAAGCCGACGGGCAAGCAATGCGAAATCAGGTCAAGGCGAAAAAGCTGGTGCCGGTCGATTTTGCGGTGTTCGCCCTGGGCAAGTTGAGCGCAATGCTCGGCTCTACGCTCGACACCGTGCATGCCCGGGTGAAGCGCAAGTGTCCGGATATCGAAGTGCGACACCTTGAGGCTGTACAGCGCGAGGTCGCCATAGCGCGAAACGACGCCGTCAAGTTGGCGGATAAACTGCCGGAGTTACTTGATGAGTTCGTCGACTCCTTGGATGAGGGCGCTGATTGACAGTGTCCGTAAAGGTCTTGAGGGGCTTTACAAAGAGCCGCCGCTGACCGCGACGGAATGGGCAGACAAACACTTCTATCTGTCGTCGGAATCGTCCTACCAAGAAGGCAAATGGACCACCGCCCCGTTTCAGGTCGCGATTCTGAACGCGATGGGCAACGACCTGATCCGTGAAGTCAACGTGCTGAAATCGGCACGGG